GTCGGGGCGGACGCGCTTTGTTATCAGTCAGACAACCGGGGCGCTTTTCCACACCACTTTGCCCAACACCGAGAAATCATCGTCGCTGATCAGGAATGGGCGATGCGCGGGGTTGCTCGAGCAGGGTTCGAAACGCGCGGGATCGCGGCGGTAGCGCTTGACTGTGGCTTCGCCCAGACTGTTGGCGATCAGGTAGACCCCGCCGGGGGCGAGTTCTTTCTCTCCGGCATCGACCAGGATCAGGCCGCCGTCCTCGATCAGCAGGTCCATCGAATCGCCGCTGACTTCGATGCCGAACACATTGCGCCCCGACAGACGGCCGGGGACCGGCATATGGCCGAGAGGCATTTCAACGGCTTCGCGCCAGCGGCCGGCCCCGGCGATGCCGATCACCGGAACCACGCCATAGTCGGGCGCGCTGTCGTCGGCTCCGTTTTGGAGCAGACGGGCGGTCGCCGTTGCGGTCGGTTGCGGCAGATCGTTCGCCGGTGCGGCGGCGTCGAGCCCGAGCAGGGCGTAGATCGCCACGGCTTCGTCGATGGACACCTTGCGCTTGCCTGCGAGCAGCGCAGACACTGCCGACTGGCTGGCAAAGCCGAGTTCGTGAGCGAGGCGCGCCTGGCTGATCGCACGCGCCTTCATCGTCTGGCGGACGAGCATGGCATCGAAAGCACGCATCGAGCGTCCCTTGCATGAGTGAGTTTCAACGCGATATCAGATCAAGTGCAATCTGAAAAGAGAATTATATCCATTTTCGGATTTGTTCAGGTATCAAATTATCCGATTATACGATAGTCCGATCGCATGCAGCCCGAACCGCCGAGTCGCCCCCTCCTCCCCCGCTGGCGACTGTGGCGATCAGGCACGGACCTGGTCCCTGCCGGTGACACAGCCACCGGCCCCGGCTGCAGCGCTGGCCGCCGCCCCCCTCGGCGCCTGCGACCCCTGGCGGTGGGTGCGCCATCTCGGCGCCCCACCGCCACTTCCTTGCGCGGCTATCCCCGTCCGGAGAGTGACAAAGCGATGAAAACCGCCAGCAATTGCCTTGACGCGTTCTGGGATGACGATGCCGCCGGCGCCCATGCCCCGCTGCCGCTGCCGCCGCATATTCATGCCGACGCGCTCGCCCCGGCCGAACGGATTGCCTACCAACTGATCAACCATGCCGCCGAACACGGGCACCCGTGCCCGGTCAACATCGATCTGGAAGTCGCAGCCGGGTTCAATTCGACATCGATGGGGCCCAAACTGGTGCGCAAGCTGGAAAGCCGGGGTCTGATCCGGGTCAGCCGGTTTCAGCGGTTTCGCTTGGTCGAAATTGTCGCCACCGGCAAACAGACCGCACGCCACCCTTCGATGCATGCGGACCGGCCGCTGGTGCGGCGCGGCGCACGCTCTGCCGCGGCGCTGGGCTTGCCGAGCGATCGCAAGCCCTATGCCGCGCGCTGATCCGCCCAAGAAGCCTGCCAGGCCCCGCGCCGCCGTACCCGCCACAATCTCGCACGGACGCGTCGATGCGGCCATGGCACGGACCCACACTGGGGAGGCGCTGGCCACGCTCGTTGCGATCATGACCAATGGCGATGCCCCGGCCACCGCGCGTGTGAGCGCGGCGAATGCCGTGCTCGATCGCGCCTGGGGCAAACCGCGCCAGGATTTCGAATTGTCGAGCGCGGGCGATCCGGTGGCCGCGATCCAACGCGCGCGGCTGCGCGTGCATCGCCAGCCGCAAAACGGGGATGCAACGGCCAGCGATGCACCAGGCAACGACAGCCATGAATGATGAAGCGCTGGTGTCCGGCACCGACCCGGTGGTGGCACTGGCCGGCGACATTGGCGCATTCACTGCCGATCCGCTGGGTTATGCCATGTATGCATTTGCCTGGGGCGAAGGCGATCTGGCCGCGATGGACGGGCCGCGCGGCTGGCAACGCGCGGTTATGTCCGAAATCGGCGATCATCTGTCGGATCCGGCGCGGCGGTTTCAGCCGCTGCGAATTGCGCGCGCGTCGGGCCACGGCATCGGCAAGTCGGCGCTGATCGGCATGCTGGTCAAATGGGCGCTCGACACCTGCCCCGATACGCGGGTGCTCGTGACCGCCAACACCGAAGCACAATTGCGCACCAAGACCGCGCCTGAACTGGCCAAATGGGCCGGACTGGCGCTGACCGCGGCGTGGTTTCGCCAAAGCGCGACGGCGATGACATCGACAATGGCGGGGCGCGAGAAATCGTGGCGTTGCGACCTGGTGACATGGAGCGAGAGCAACACCGAGGCGTTTGCCGGGTTGCACAACCAGGGCAAGCGCATTGTGCTGGTGTTCGACGAAGCTTCGGGGATCGCGGACAAAGTCTGGGAAGTGGCGCTGGGCGCGCTGACCGACGCGGATACCGAAATCATCTGGCTGGCGTTCGGCAACCCGACCCATGCCACTGGTGCGTTTCGCGAATGTTTTGGTCGGCATCGCGCGCTGTGGCGCTCTGCGCAGATCGACGCGCGCGACGTTGAAGGCACCAACAAGAGCTATCTCGATGAACTGGTGGGCACGTTTGGCGAGGATTCGGATATTGTCCGGGTCCGCGTGCGGGGGCGCTTTCCGTCGGCCAACGCGATGCAGTTCATCGGCCAGCGCGAAATCGAGACCGCGCAGACGCGCGAGACTCCGGTGCTGGCGGGCGGCGAACCGGTGATTTTCGGCGTCGATTGCGCGCGCTATGGCGACGATGAAAGCGTGCTGGCGATCCGGTGTGGCAGCGATGCGCGGTCGCGGCCATGGCAGGCGTGGCGCGGCGCCGATGCGATGTCGCTGGCCGGCGACATCGCGCTGGCAACGCAACGATGGCAGCCCGACGCGATCATGGTCGATGCCGGCAATATCGGTGCGGCGATTGTCGACCGGTTGCGCCAGCTGGTCGGCGATGTGCCGGTGATCGAAGTGTGGTTTGGTGGCGAAGGCCGCGATGCCGAGCTTGAGCCGGGCGTAGCCGTGCACACCGCCAACAAGCGCGCCGAAATCTGGACGCGGATGCGCGCCTGGCTGCGCCGTGGAGCGATCCCCGACAGCCCGCGGCTGCGCGACGATCTGGCCGGGCCGACGTATGGCTTTGCCGCGGACGACACGCGCGTGCGGCTTGAGCGCAAGGCCGACATGAAAAAGCGCGGGCTCCCGAGCCCCGACTGGGCCGATGCGCTGGCCTGCACGTTTGCCGAAGTTGTGCTGCCTCGGCGGATGCCCAACTGGCTCGATCCCGAGCGGGTTGCCGCCTTGCGCGACGACGACCGTTATACCGAGCTGGGTTAGCTCCGGCGCGATCCAAATCTGATCGCAGCCGGTTTAAGCCTGGATCATCAACCACAGGAGCCGACCATGTGCAGCACCCCGACGATCCCGGCTGTCCCGGTTCGCCAGCCGACGCAATTGCCTGACCAGGGTGCGGTGCCGGGCTCGGTTGATCCCGAGGCCTGGCAGCGCACGGTGCTGGCCGGGATGGTGACGGGGCCGCAGGGCGTGCTCGGATCGCCGACCGTTTCCAATCCGACGCTGGGTTGAGGGGCGCTGCGCGAATGAGCGAGACCTCCATCCTTCGCAGCCACTGCGAACAGCGGCTGGCGCTGATGAAAAACGTCCGCACCGATTACGAGGCCGAGGCCGAACAGATTGCCCGGTTTGCCCAGCCGGCGCGATCGCGGTTTCTGCGCGGCAGCAAGGACCAGAACGGTGGGCGCCGCCGGATGTGGAACCGGACTTTGTTCGATCCGCACGGCATCGAGGCGTTCCGGACATTGACCAACGGCATGACCAGTGGGTTGTCGAGTGCATCGCGGCCGTGGTTCACGCTCAAATTGGCCGATAACGCGCTGATGGAGGCAAACGGGGTGCGAGCCTGGCTGTCCGATGTCGAGCGCCGGCTCTATGCCTTTTTTGCGGCCACCAATTTCTATGCCGCAGCCAAATCGGGCTATGGCGAAATGGGGCTGTTCGGCACCGAAGGCTGCGTTATGGTCGAACATCCGACCGCAGGCGCGGTGTGCCATGCGTTGACGTTTGGCGAATACTGGATCGGGCTGTCCGACGCGCTGGTGCCCGACACGCTTTACCGCGTCTGCCCGATGAGCGTGAAACAGGCGGTCGACACGTTCGGCGATGCCTGTTCGCAAGTGATCCGGTCACTCTATGATCGCAGCCAGTACGAAGCGGCAGTGGAAATCTATCATGCGATCGAGCCCGACCCCGATTACAACCCGCTGCAATTCGGCGCCAAGCCGTGGCGATCGGTCTATTGGGACCCGGCCGACCGGTCGGACACGCTGCTCCGGCTGTCGGGCTATAACGAGCAGCCGTTCTGGGCACCGCGCTGGGATGTCGTCGGCGGTGACACGTATGGCGTTTCGCCGGGGATGGAAGCGCTGCCGGCGCTGCGCGAATTGCAGATGCAGGCCAAACGCCGCAACGAAGCGATCGACCAGATGGTCAAACCGGAAAAGATCGCACCGCCCAATGTGCGGCTGACCGGCGAACCCGGGCGGGTGGTCGCCGCAGCCGGCGTCGACCGCGACCAGATTTTCATCCCTTACCCGATGCCGTACCAGGCGGTGGCGGCGATCGGCGAGGAAATGGACAAGTGCCGCGGGCAGATCGATTCGCTGGCATTTGCCGATTTGTTCAACGCGATCACCAACATGGCGGGCATCCAGCCGCGCACGGTCGAGGAAATCGCCGCGCGCAACGAGGAAAAGCTGACCCAGTTGGGCCCGGTGATCGAACGCGTCGCCAACGAAAAGCTGCAAGTGGCGATCGAGCGCGCGTTCGGCATTCTCCAGCGCGGGGGTATGCTTCCTCCGGTGCCGGCGGCGCTGTCGGACAAGCCGCTCAATGTCGAATTCGTGTCGATCCTGCAGCAGATGCAGCGGATGGTCGGGCTCGGGCAGATCGAGCGCGTGGTCGGGTTTGTCGGCAATCTGGCCGCGGTCCATCCCGACGCGCTCGACATGATCAATTTTGACGAAGCGGTTGACGAATACAGCTACCGCGCCGGCGCGCCTGCCCGCTTGATCCGACCGGAACGCCAGGTCGCCGCCTTGCGCAAGGCGCGCGCCGCGCAGGTGGCAACCGCGCAGACGCTGGCGGCGATGCCAGCGATGAAAGCCGGGGCCGATGCCGCACGGCTGCTGGCCGCGACCGATCTGGGCAATGGCGACAGCCTGTTGGCGCGGCTGATCCCGCCAGCCTGACGTGCGCAGTGCGCAGCGTCGTTTTTTGGACAATGCCATGTCGTTCGACGCCAAAGATGCCGAGTTTTTGCTGACCCGGCCGGAATTTCGCAGGTTCGTGTTTGCCGCGATCCAAAGCGCCGGAATTCTGGGGCAGACAGTATCGGCGAGCACAGCTGCAGCGCGCGATCTTGGGCATATCGAAGGGCGCCGGGCGCTCGGATTTGACCTGCTGATGATGGTTCATGCCGGCCAGAGCGAAGCCGTGCGCAGCACTGATCCCGACGGGATCACGACGCTTGGCCTGTGTCTGACCGAGGCACTCAATTGCAAGGAAAGCCCCCGTGACGCAAGACGTACCCGCGACAGCGCCCGCTACGACGAGCTCCCCCTCGGTACCTGAGACGGCGGCGCCGGTTCACACCGAGTCACCGGCCGCTGCGCCAGACGCGCTGATCGCACCGGCCCCGAGCGTGGCGGCACCGGCGAGCCGTACCCCGGAACGGTATGATCTGGCGCTTGAAGGGTTCACGATCGATCCTGCGCTGGTGCAGAATGCCGATCCGGTGCTGCGCGACATTGGCCTGAGCAAC